CCATACAGACTACCAGACATAGCCGCATTGAGAATGTATGAACCTGTATCAATAGTGCCAGAAAACTCTGAACTATTCTCACCACTGCTGGCTACATGAGTGTTATCAATACCAGCGATTACATTATTAAGGAAACTCATCCGTTATATACTCCATCAAGTTTATCACTAAATTCTTCAATCTTCGCCATGCGTGTAGCACCTGGCCAATAGATATAATCCTTATCAGGATTTGCGGCTAGGTTGTTTAGCAATGGTTTAATCATGTTGTAGAGAGTATCGCATTTTTCTTGCACTTTGTCAAGCCCTTCCGTGGTCGATGCGACAGTTTCTTTTGCTTGCTGAACGACAGCAAGTTCTTCTTCTGTGACGGCTGTGAAACCGAAATCGAAATCAGACATTTTTTATTCCTTCCTTATTTCCAGAAATCTTCTAGCGTCATCACTTTCTCAGTCTTCCATCCAATGACATCAAGGATAACCTTCAAAGGCTCAGTGAACGCTTTAGCGAACTGTAGTTCATAGTCGATGAACTTTTCAAGTCCAAACTCAGGTGGGAGATTGTTGATGATTGAGATGACATTCTGTCCAGTGCCATTCGGCTCTTTGAGATAACAGAACTTAATCTTCTCGCCATCTTTGATAGTCGGATACTTCTTCTCCAGTCCGTTCTGACGAATGAGATGATTGTATAGCAGTCCACCTCTTACATGGATAGGTGTTCCTTTTGCTAGAACGAGGTTGTCTTTATCCCTACTATCATATTTATTCAAATCAGACAGTGTGCGAGGGAAAGCAATGTCCTCAAACGGTAGAGACTTGAACTGCTCTTTGAAGTCGGCGATGAACTTCTGAACAGTCTCTTCATCCTTGTTCAGAGTAATCTCAATCGCTTCCTTCAGAGCGTCACGACAAGACGCAGGCGTTGAAGACTTGACAGTTTCGATACCCATCATCTTTAGTTTAGGTGTGGAGAAACGAACACCCTCACTATCGTGAACATTCAGCATATATCGCTTCTTAGCAGTCCATATACCCTTGTCAGCAATCACCTCACGCTTCATGAACATCTTCTGCTCATAAGCATTCATAGTTTTAGCAAGGTCCTCGTAAGCACTATCAATAAACGGTTCAATCTTTTCTGTCGCCACTCTGTCAAGGAAAGATACCACTCGTTCGGCTGATACCTCACTTTGACTTTTCTCCAATCCCTCTCCTTTTTCAAACACCTTATCAACAAGTTTGTCAAAAGTAATGTATACTGAATCCGTATCGGAAGCAATGACATAATCTTCTCCATCAGTTTCTAGCAGTTTGTTTAGGTATTCGTTCAAGCGTTTCTCAATCCACCGAATAGACAACTGACCAGACAGTGTGATAGATTCCGCTTGTCGTACATCAAAGAACCGAAAGTATTGATTACCAAGCGCACCATAAGCAGAGTTCAACTGAACCTTCTTGGCCATTTGCAAGTTCTTATACTTGGATATCTTCTTCACCAGTTCATTCGATTTAGATTTCTGAAGTTCTTTCTCCGCTTCAATCATCTGTTTCTTATAGAGAGAACGCTCATCATACATTGTCTGCATCATCTCAGGAAGGAAGCCTTGGAAGGTTCGGTTATAATAGTGTCCATTTGCAGTCAACACCATGTCTTTTGGACACTCTGGTGTCTCACCAGCAATCAGTTTGTCAACAGATATCTGTGCAAACTTACCCTCAACGAAAGTGTCAGGCGAGATATTGTATTGCATAATCAGGTGTGGATACAGCGAGTTCAAGTCAAACGACACCACCCATTTGTGTTGACCTACTTGCGGGTCTTTGACATAAGCACCAGCATACGCTTGCGTCTTGATGCTAGACTTCTTTGGTGGTATCACCATCTTCTTCTTTAGAAGATAGTTGTGAATGAGAACATCCCACAGACGCACCTGTGTAAACACATCGTTGTAGTTCACCTTTGCATCATATGCGATAGCGAGAGCCATCTCAATCAGTTTCATCTTGTCATCAATACGCTCGACAAGTTCCACATCCTTGATGTTATAGTCAATGAACTTCTGATAGTCAGTTCGATACAACTCATGCAGTGTTCCAACCTCAGAGTAGTCGAGTTTCTTCTCACCAATCTCTACATGAGCGATATGGTCAAGTCGATAAGATTCTTGCTGTGAGTATGTAAACTTACGATAGAGTTCAAGATAGTCGAGGATAGAGATACCAGCGAGTTCATAGGATTCTTGTTGTCTGTTCCATTGTTGTATCTGTCGATAGTTCAGACTACGATGTGGAGACATCCTTTGAGCCATCTTCTCATCGAACAGACGAGTGATACGATTGACAAGGTAGGGAATATCAAAGAAGCGAACATTCCAACCAGTGACGATATCAGCATCAAGTTTTTCCCACAAGTCAAGGAACTTCATAATCAATCTGTCTTCAGTCTGACAGTTGAGATAGCGAACATCATCTCTGGTATTGTGATACTCACCAACACCAAGCACGAACACCTTACCATTCATCTTCACAGTGATAGCAGTGATAGGTTGTTTAGCATCAGACGGCTCTGGAAACCCTTCCTCAGAACCAACCTCAATGTCAATGTTAGCAACACGAATGTGTTCGATATCGTAATCGTTACCATACTGCTCATTCAGACAAGCATACTCATACAGGTTTGAACCATAGACGGTAAACCCATCGACATCAGCATATCGCTTGACAAAATCTCTCGCTTCACGAATAGAGCCTTGGACGACTGGCTCAACAGATTGTCTATAGACAGTCTTCCAATCACTCTCTCGCTTGCTTGCAAGATAGAATGTTGGGGAGTATGGTATCTTGTCTACAAAGCGAACACCGTTGTCGTATCCACGAATGTAGACAAGATTACCTCTTGTGTATGTGTTTGTATAGAATCGCATGATGTAAATATATCACAGGTCGTCAAGTATGTCAAGTGTTATTGTAGAGGAATTAGCCCCTGTTCTACCAAATAACCATCATCTCCAATTGCCTGCTCAGACATAAACGCATCGACAAAATCTTGAATGCCTGGAATGACACCAATATGCTCTTTCTTTACATAGAAGAATAGAGGCCGTGATACTGTATAAGAGCCGTCTGCAATAGTGTCAAAAGTAGGCTCTACACCATCAACGAATGATGCTTGAACTTTGTCAACATTCTGGTCGAGAAAAGAAAAACCAAACACACCAAATCTCTTTGGCTCACTGACAAGTTTCTCAATGATTAGATTATCATTCTCTCCCATTTGCACTACATGAATATCTGTGCGAGTAGCAGTGCAGTGTGCTTTGTATTCTTTCTTACTCATTTTGAGTTCTTTTTTACAATAGTCATGCATAATGAGTTCTACAAAGGCATCTCTTGTTCCAGATGTTGTTGGTGGAATCATTACATCAATTCTATAATCTGGAAGTGATGGATTAATCTCATTCCACTTTGTATATGGATTGTCTACCCATTCACCGTTGATTAAAACTTTTTCAGAGACAGCATTGAAGATATCACTTTTTGTGAAACTTACTTTCTCACCCTCTCTAGAATTTGAGAATGTAATACCATCATAACCAATAAGGTATTCGATTGGTGTTACACCATTTGATTTACAGTCATCAATTTCTTTTTGTTTGATTGCTCTTGATGCGTTAGCAATGTCAGGCGTGACAGCACCAAGGCCTTTACAAAACATCTTTATACCGCCACCAGAACCAGTTGATTCAATGACTGGTGTTTTGAAACCTTGTTGTTGTCCGAATTTTTCTGCTACTGATGTTGCGAATGGAAAGACTGTAGATGAACCTACGACTGAAATTTGGTCACGGGCAAATGCTGTAGAAGTTATTGAAATTAAAAAAGCACTAAATAGTACTACGAGCGATTTATGCATTAATCGTTCTCCTATGATTAGAAATAGAAAAGAGGCACCATTTCTCCCTTTGGTGTCTCTTTTCGTATTTATAGATGTGAGTTTTTTTGCACTTTTGTGACAAAAATTAATCAATCATCTCAAGTGCAAGTTCAGTAGTTTCAGTTACACGCCGTGTCCAACCTCTACCAAATGTACCAAAGGTAGACAAACTTTCATAGTAACCTTGTCTCTTGTGTTGATACTCACCAATTGCCTCTTCAACAGTATGGCTTTCAAGATACTCAGCAAGTTTACCTAGTGTGCCTGGGCCGATTGCACCATCTTGTCCAGCACCAACTAGTCCTTGTAGAAACTTTGCCGCTCTACCTGTTCCAGCATTAACACCGAAATCGAACACACAAAGGTCAAGTCCAGCAGGCAAATCATCACCCTTTACTCTATCCCAATAGTTCTTCTTGTAGATAGGCTCGACATCTTCTACTGTCAAGTCTTGCATATCTTTTGTGCCACCCCATTCTTCATAAACTCTTTTGGTAACACCAAGATTAGTTTCACCGCCAGGGTCTTTTGGATGGTTTACATAACCACCTTCATGATGAAGGATAGTTTCTAGACACTTTTCCCAATTTTGTTCAGCCATTTCTTCTCCTATACCACTCTGCATATGTGGGGTCATTAATATCCATTTTAGTTTTGAACACCACAGAGGTTCTTAACTGATAACATTCTCTTGTCACAGGCATAGCCCTATGTGGTATCTTTGCTTTGAACAGAATAAGTCTGTTAAACTTGTATGACGAATAATGAATACAGTCATCTTTCTCTTTGTTGTAAAAAGAAGTTCCACCTTCCCATTCAGCATCCCAATCCATACAAGGATAATAGAGAGCCGTTACATCACCGTCATCAGTATGTATGCTTCCATCCACTCCATATGTGTGTGAATTTGAATAATAGCGTGTCATATAATGTTTCACGCTGAAATGTTCTGTGATTGCTTCTTCGACATAATACCAGAGATTTGAAATTTCATCTGGTAAAATACTCAAGTCTACTGATTCTGTATAAAGGTTTTGAACATCATTCCCTACAGAGCGATGCCAGTTCCACTTATCAACATTCTTATCTGATAGTCCTCTATTCCAACCAGCAATCCAACTCTTATCTTCAAAGAAAATATGATTGAATCTTTCTGCTTCCTCAACTGGCATTAAATCGTCAATGACTGCAATACCATCATCATTATAATATGTCAGCATATCATCCTCATGTGGAAGGGGGCCGAAGCCCCCTGTCCTTATTTGATTTCAATTAACTTAGGCTTCTTCTCTTCTGGAATGATACGCTCAAGTTCGATTGTAAGCATTCCGTTTTTCAGTTCAGCACTCTTTACTTCAATGTCATCTGCAAGTGTAAACTTACGATTAAACTTTTTGAAGGAAATACCTCTATGAATTAGTTCAGCACCATCACTGATATTTTCATAGGTTGAGCGAACTGTGATTTCACCTTGCTTATGCTCCACTTCTAAGTCCTCTTTTGAGAGGCCTGCAACCGCCAAGTCAATGAAGAACTCAGTCTCCGATTCCTTGCGAATGTTGTAGGGTGGGAAACCTGTTGACTGTGATTGATGCTCCGCATATTTCCACAAATTGTCGAATACACGGTCAAAGCCAACTGCATAAGGGGTGAGTCGATTAATATCGAAAGTAGTTAAATGTGTCATTTGCTAATCTCCTATTAAGCAAGATTGTTTTATAGATGGCCCATTATGGCGCCATACGGTTTATTTATAGCCCATCAGGCTTGTTCTCTGCAATCTTTTTTGCTCTCGCATCAAGATATGTAGAGTACATGACTTCGTACAGATTCGGCTCACGATAGTTAGGCCCCTTCAGCACCTTACCATCTTCACGATAGATTGGCTTCCCATCTGCACCAAGTTTACTCATATTACTTCGTTGCACTTCAGCAAAGCATCTGTCTAAGTCGATACCAAATGCATGACCTGCACCGTAAGTAACATAGAGTATATCGGTAAGAGCATCAGCAACCGCTACAAGGTTCTTTGCTTCGATTGCTTCTTTCAACTCACCAAGTTCTTCTTCGATGAGTTCTACTCTTAATTTTTGTGTTTCTTCGTTTGGAAATTCTGGCTCAGTTTTTACTTCCTGTCCAAATGCATTCATAAAGTCCTCTACACCACGAAAGTTAGAGTATATCAATCTTTTTTCCATACTATCTTTTCTTTCCAATATTATATTTAGCAGTCAAAATCCATTCGTCTTTTTCTTTATATGGTAGCACCTTAATTTGTGATAATGGTGCTACTGGTTCAGATGATTTACTTTCATCTGCTAGTCCAATCAATCCCCACTCAGCAAGTAAGTTAGCAATGGTATTTCGCCGTGCTTTATCATCATCAGTAAAGTTACTTGGCTTTCCATCAAGCGCAAACAACTCTTTGAAGTGTACAATATAATACTTACCTTGTTTGTGTAGAATGTGACAAGACTGATAGATTGTCTTATCTTTACGAGATGCAACACCAATACGAGTTAGTGTTTCTCTAATCTTTAGAAAATCATCATCCTCTTTTAATGTCACCTCTACGAGATTACTAATATCAACCGTCATTACTCCCACCTTTTTCCAGTGTTTTTCTTATCTTTATTAATTGTTCTGAAGAAAGGATAGAAAGGGCTTGTAATGCTTTAGAATCGTTGTAACCATAGTATTCTTTCACAACAGACAAATCGCCTTCATTATCTTTCTTCACCCATTTTGCAAACCTCTTTTTGGGTCTAACAGTATTTAGTAAATACTCGAACTGAAGGAGATT